CTGCCCTGCAAGAGCAAAAATTTTATGTTATTCGCAACTTTTTGCGCTAAAAATTATCAAAATGCTTACCATTTAATAGCTTGGGCATATTGTGTGTGTGCGTAGCATAGCCCAGGACTAAGATATATCTTTGCTAATGTTTTGCCAATAGCTTGAGCCTATACATTGCCATCTTTATACTGCAATCCAACCATGCGCACATAATCGTCATCGGTGTACTGCACTACGCCATGCGCTGTGTAATGTAGATATATTCCTTTGCCTTCATCCTGCGTCTTGAGCGTGTGGCAAGCCGCGCACAATGATTGGAATAGGTTTAGCCGGAACTTTGCTGGATCACGCCGATGTGGGAACACATGGTCAACATGATTTGCTGCTGTGATCTTTCCCTCGCTTTGGCATCGACCGCACAATGGTTGGCGCGATAGCTGTGATGCTCGTATCTTTTCCCATACCCGTTGCCCGTATAGCTTTAGGTTAGCTTTTGCCTTTTCGGAAAAGCCGCCGCCATGTTGGATGCAAAAGGTTGAGCGCCCGGTCTTAGGGTTTTGGCACCCCAACTCTCGGCACTTGGTGTTAAGCGGTGCGGTTGGCATCGAATCAACAACTTTATAAAAACAAACATTCTTGGATCGGCGCAATTGCTCGATTCCAATACAATGCGCTTTGATGAGATTCAATCCGTTCGCGCATTAGGGCAGCTCTTGATTCCTTTGTCGGTGGCGTATATGTGCCGCGCCATGCGTTATCAATTCCGATGTTTTGACCGATGTTTGTACTATCAGCCGAAGCAAATGGAAACTTTGTAAATACGTCAGGATTCAACATTCGCAACCCATGAATTTTCGCTTTGGGCAATCCATGCTCATCACAAATGACGTTCATAGCTTCAGCCATCCGATTCCACCAAGCATTTGTGCCGATGTCAGCAAAATCACCAGACGAACCCAAACAAATTCTAGGGTAATTAGCAACCAACCGATCCAGCCGATCTAAGCTTTCGTGCAAATGCCAAACTGGTGCGCCAATATGCGCTGGAAATGGAAACTCTGCCAAAAGCGCATCATTTGCAATTTCATCGCCATCAATGACATCGGGAATAACCGCAAAATCAAAAGATGGATACCGACACAAGCCTTGCACCCAATCATAAAATGGCGACCAATCCTCAACTGGATTTCCTGATTTCCACGCACTGAAAGCGCCATTATCAACAGCAAACGATTGTGTTGCTTCCAACGCCAATGCCAATTGATCAGGATGTCGGAAGCTTACAAATGCGTGCCCACCTGAAATCGCTCGTAATGCCGCCGTTGCTGGCGTTATTGGCAATCCATGATAGTGAATCATAAAGTGCCGCGAATTGTTTCAACTTCGACACCATCATGAACTGCTTTTAATATTTGTTTGGTGTTTGGAAATTGGTAAATTAGTCCATCTGCAATTTTTTCGTGATATTCAGATTGCCACAATTCACAAGCAATTATAATTTTTTCAACAAAAATTATTTCTTTTGCCTGTATTTCCAAATCATAAAAAATTTGTTTCCCGTTATTTGGGCAAGTAACCGCAAATTTGTGTTTATAACAATTCATCTTAAATTATCCTGTCTTATCGTAGGTTGCCGGTCTTTCCCGGCAGTCAGTCGGTTGCCCGACAAGCAAACAGCAAACCTCTGCGGCATGGGCGCATATGCTGAATGATGCTTGCTTATTCTGCTGATTCTGCTGGCGCTGCTGATGCTGCTGGTGCTGGTTCAGGTGTTGGCTTGGGCGATCTCATCAATGCAGCCAAGTGTTCCAGCGCAACGTATTCAGCCGTGTCGGGCTTGGCTTTAGCCATCCGAGCGTTGATTTCTTTTGGATCAAGCGTTTCCAGATAGCCTGCTGCTGCCTGTGCGAGTGATTGGTAGGTGGTGGTCAAATGCTCGATGGCATCGTCAAGTGCTTTGCTCATATCAAATCCTTATTTAAGAAAACGCAATTTGTACATCGTCGAATCGATCTGGTCGGTAATCTCATCGGCAAGGTTTTGCAGTTCAGAATCTTCGCCGATATATGGTCGGCAAGCCTCGAATTCGTTGCGCAGTTCGGTCAGATAATCCAGCGGTTTCATGCCCTCGTAGGATTCTTCGCCTTCGCCATAGCCGCGCAATATCTGCTGATTCTTGCCCTGCCATGCCTCGATCAGCGCATCGACCAAATCGGGAATTGCTTCATAGTATTCGCCAAGCGCCATGTGTTCCGCATAGCTTTCGCTTTGCAAATGCATGATGTGCGTGACCGTTGCCGAGTGCAGCAGATCAAACATCATTTCGCCAAGCGATTCGTTTAGTTCGTCGCTCTTGACCGCCTGCCCGTTCTTGATTGAAAAAGTAACCATATCGACCCCTAAGTGTTCTTGATCAGAATTCCTTCAATGATGATGCCTGCTGGCATCGTTCCAGACGCAGCCGCTACCTGCCATTGCAAATCGGTCTTTTGCGTATATGGAAACGGTATGCAGCGCCGGGCGTTGTAGTTCAGCGCAAATGGCGATTGCAGCACCACATATGTCGTGCCATTAGTATTGTCTGTCGCGTTTACCCGATACAAGCCGTATGCATTACCGCCGCCGCCCTGATTGTTGTACGCATCGACCCGGTACAGGAAAAACGTATAGCCATCCGGCACCGAGTAAACCGACATTTGTGTGCGCCCAATGCCTGCGAGTATCTCGCCATAAATGGCAGTCTTGGCAGCGTCACCAATCAAAATATTGCCAACCGGATTTGCATAAACTGCATCGGTTGCAAATGCGCTGTTGACCCGGATGAATTGATTGGTGGTCAGTACGCCTGTGGTGCCGTTGGTCAGAATGATCACCTCAGTCTTCGGCAACCAGTTGGCATCAAGCCCACTGATAACGATGCGGCAATTAACATCGGATGCCGAACTGCTATAAACCAGCAGGTTTAACGGTGCAGCCGGGAAGTTATAAACAGTATTTCGTTCCCAAGCTGGAATAAATGTTGTGCCGACCGATGCCTGATAGCCGAAGATATTGACCAGCGTGTGCCCGGTGATCATGCCCCGCGCAACCTGCAATTCAAATGCTTCGGTGCGTTCGTATTGGGTGATCGATGGGTTGTATATCATTCTGCCGCCTTATATACCGCTTCAAGTGCCATTTCGGGCGAATTAATTACCGCAATCTGCCCTCTCCAGCCATGATGCCATAAATGTTGTTCCGGTGTAAGTGCCTGCGCTGATAACGGTTTTTTGCCATCTTTAATTTCGAGCAATACGTTTTTGCCCCGTTTTGGTTGTCATCGACACGCGCAATTTTCATGGCTTGTATTTGTGTTCAGCTTCCAACACCCGAAGATCGTTGGCGGCATCCGATACGCCATGCCAATCGCATCGACTAACCATCAATTCCAAATACCTGATCAGCGTTTGGCGATGCATTCTAAATAATTCCTGATCTGCAAATTCAGCGTTTGTCATACCAATCTATCCTCTTTTGTATTTTGGCATCTTCTGCCCGTGTGAATTTACTGCAATCATGGTCTTTTTCCAACGAATAAAAGGTTGCCATCGTCATCAAGCAAAGCCCAAACCCGTGTTGCGACATCGTTTTGTCTTTGCGCAGATCAAGCCAACGACATTCAATACACTTCATTGCAAATATTTCAAGTTTGATGCCGCCGATTGAAATTCCAGCGCCACATGGTCGCTACCGCTTCGTAAAATTGCTTCGGCTTTGCCTTTATCGCCCACTAGCACTGGCACGTTAAGCGGAAAGCCATGTTGGGCGTTTTGGGCGTTAGCGATGCCAATTAGCCGGGCTTGGTGTTCCGGTATTTCCTCGCGCATCACAAAGCCGCGATACCGATTCTCAAATTGGTTTTGCACAAAAGGCCATTCATCTTCGCGCTTATTACCCAAGCTGATCCAGCCGCCCATATCCTCAATCACCCGGTGAATGATCGGATCGTCAAAAACGACATCCTGATATGTGCCGACCATGCGAATCGCCTTATCCACTTTTGACCATGCCTGCGAAGCTTGGTCAACCGTTCGACCCTTAAGATATTTTGCAACATCCGCAATCTTCGGCATAAACTGTCCGGTGTCCGGGTTTTGCGTATGTGTCCAAAATGCCTTTTCGACCGCTTCGAAATCGTATTGCCGCAGCCCTTCCCAATAAAGCCGCATTACGCCTTTGCTGATTTGCTTGCCGTAATAGTCGGAAATTCCGTTTAGCATCACAAAGAATTTGTCGATGTCGTTGTTATGCATTTTTCAACTCCGCGATCAATTCAGCCGCGATCAACTCATTTTGGCTACGATACCCGATTGAAGCCCTTTGTGGCGATTTTGCTGCCATACGTTGATTGCGCACCCAGTTGCGCCAAGTTGCTTCCCAATCGGCCTTTACGCCCTTTTGCCCGGCCTGCGAATGCCAATAGTCGCGGAATGTTGCAGCAACTTCAATTGGGTTTAAGTCTGGTCGCTCGTTTTCGCAGAATGCAAGCATCCGGTCATTGGGTTGCCAATCTTGGGGCAAGCGCGAAGCGCGATGCTTCTTTTCTGTTTCTGCCTTTGTCTCTTTCTCTTTCTCTGTCTCTGTCTCTGGGATAGCAGCCTGCAAGCGGTCTGCTAGCACACCACTAGCAATAACAAAAAAGCCTTTATCAATCAAAGGTTTGATGCCCTGCTCGATTTCCTTTTGCGTTAAACGCAATCGAAACATCAATTCATCAACCGATGCATCAAAAGTGCCATCTTTTGCTTCACTTGCTAGCAGCCAAAGTAATGGCGCTAGCGCCTTGCTAGCTAATGGCAAGCCCATGTATTCACGATCATTCAACAAATCGCGATGCAACTTTATCCACGGTGGGCAGCGGTCTTTGTAATGCTGAAATATTGACCAATTCTTTGGGGTAAGTTTCATTCATCAACCCCTTCATCAAGCCGCAATTCAATAGTTTCATCAATTAAAGTTGGTAGCTTAGAAAGCAACCATTGCGCCTGATCCAAAGTCAAAACCACCAACATTTCTTCCTCTGGAAAATTGGATTGCTTGATGCAAATGTTTTTTGCCTCCGAAATGTAGATTTCGGTTTTGTAGGCAGGAGGATACTCAAAAAGCATTTTTGCCCCTTCAGTCAAAAAGGTAACAGTCACGGAAGACAAAAGGCAGGAGGGTGACTGATCCTCTTTTCGGTAGCGAACCTAGCCTTTGCCCAAATTATAGCGTCAATACCGTATACGGCAATATTCTTTCTATACTTTATGCAACCTTCAATATGCCAAGCAAAAACATTTGCAAGATCGTTCGTTCAAAACCTGCTTGCCAGTAATCGCATTTTTCGTCGTACCGCAACTTATTGCCCTGATCCAATTCCATGTGGCAGTCGTAGCAAGCCCACGCGATATAGCAATCGTGCGCTTTCAAGCCGCCGCCCTTGCCATGCTTAAGCTGGTTCGAGTGCGCAGCCACCACCGTTTCCGGGTTGTTGGTGCAAATGCTTGGCAACCTGATCTGACATTCTTGCCCGTGTGCAGCGTTAAGTAGTCGCTGGTTGCGGTACATGGTTGCCCCGAATAAAGCCAGCGACGATTCTTTCCTGCGCATCATCAAGCAATTGTTCCATCTTGATTGCGCCATCGGTGCCGTACTCAATCAAAGCTGCATTGTGAAATGTGATGCGCTTTTTGCCATTTCGGATGCGTGAAATTTCCGGTGGTGAAATACCGGTCTTTTCAGCCAAGCGTTTGGCAGCGCCGTGCTGCGTCAAAAATTCGTCAAGTGTCATTTGTATTTTCCTTCGTATCCTCGTTTGTTTCGATAAAGCGAAGCCGTATAGCCCTGCATTTCTTCCGACCAAATATTTCGATAAGCCGGTTGAACAAGGGTTTTCTTTTTAGCTTCGCGCTTTGTTTCCACTACCCGAATCACTGCCGGTTTGATTTCATCATTCAATCGATACTTTCCAAATGCCAACACTAGATAATTTTTTGCGACCGCATCGCGCAGCAATCGAGTCGCATCCGATCTTGCGTCACGCCAACACAAATGCTTCATTACTTTGATTGCGTGTTCAACTTCCATCACTGGTTGATCGACAAAGCATTCCAGCACTGCGAAGCTTTTTGATCCTACTCGCGGAATATTCATTCTTGCCCTTTTCGTTATTGATTGATGGCAGCGCAATTATTGCCGCTTTCCCAAGATTAATGCAAGCCCATTCCCAGGGTTGCATAATTAGCAACAGAATATTGGGCAAAAAACGGCTAATTTGCTAGGTTTTGGGCAATCTTGAGGAAAGCGCAAATACCGCTTGCATCAACTGCAAATTTGCCCCAATATCTACCCATACCGCAGCGCGTTGCAATTAGTTAACAACATAACAAGTGAGGAAATTATGAATGCCAAGCAAGCAAAAGTAATCGAAACGGTAGCCACAAAAAATTGGATTGATTGGAAATTTAGCACCTCGATTGACGGCGAATTAAAAATTACCACACAAGAAATTGGCGATAAGGTTTTTGTACAAGTTTCAAATGTCGGTTGCCAGTGGTATGAAAAATTCGTCATCGTTCAAATGCTTATTGGAACTCGTGGCGGTGTAAGCAAGTTAAAGCTAATTAATTAATCAACCCGCCCGGCGAAAGCCGGGCATTACCAAGTGAGGAAAATTATGAAATACGCAAATCACTATATGTACAGCGATGTCGAGCCATACGAAGTCGTGCGCATCGTCAGCGAAAAGACCATCGAAATCCGCGCCATGAAAGCCGAGCGCGACGAATCGGTAAAGTTGGAATTCCACGTTGGCGGCTTTAGCGCCCACTGCTCAAATCAAGATCAGCAAAAGTGGATCATTACCAGCGACGAAACAGCGCCCATCAAACGCATCCGGCTTGGCAAGCATGGTTGGAAAGACGCACACGGTGGTCGCTTTGGTTTAGCCGACAAGCCGCATAAAAAATACGATTACAACTTCTAATGCAACCCGCCCGGCGCAAGCCGGGCATTACTTAGCGAGGAAACGATGAAACTACTATCCACAAACGATTGGCTTGCCCGGCACCCAAAAGTGATGCTGGTTTGCGCTGTGCTATTGTTTCTTTTGGTTTGTTACCTTGAGGAAATCCCAAAATGAAAGATTTCGATCATTACATTTATACGCCAGCGACCACCGATGTCACGATCCGGTGGCGCACTTTGTACGGTTGGATTCCGCCCACGCAAGACCCGGCATACCAGAGGAAATGGGCAAACTTCCGCAAGATTACGGTTGCCGGTATTGAATCTTTACTTGATGAAAGTCCACTCAATGTGAAAAGGGAAATAAACGATGAAAGTCTATCAAGCCATCAACCTAGTGCAGTCTGATCTAGCCAAGCAAGGCATCGCCAAAGACCGCACCAACCAGCAAGGCAACACTTACAAGTTCAGGGGCATTGACGATGTTTACAACGCCATCTCGCCG